CTTACAGATAACTGCATATTGTAAACCGATAAGGAAAAGATAATGTTAGCAGAATTAGCAGCAGCAAATGCAGCCTTTAGTGTAATAAAAAGTTTTATATCTAATGGTAAAGAACTTACAGGTTGTGCTAAACATATATCAGACTTTGTTTTTGCTAAAGAAGAAATACAAAAGAAAGCAAATAAACAAAAATCTAAAGGTGGTGGTGCAGACTTAGAAGAGTTCATGGCTCTTGAGGAGATAAGAGAAAAAGAAGAAGAACTCAAGAAGATGATGATATACCTAGGCAGACCTGGGTTATGGCAGGATTGGCAAGAGTTCCAAGCTGAAGCAAGAAAGTCTAGGCGTTATCAGGAAAAGATGGCAATAAAACGCCAAGCAGAGATAATGGAATACGTAGGCTACGGCATAGGTTTTGTCATACTAGTATTCTTTGCAGGATTAGCAGCTTGGGCAGTAGGTAAATGGACAGGCAGATTATAACTCCGTGCATCGGTGTTTGCACATTAGAAGACGACATCTGTATAGGATGTAATAGAACAATAGAAGAGATAAAGGAAGCTTACGAATGGCAGCAAAGAAAAAATCATCAGGTTCCCCAAAACCAAAAAATGCAAAGTTATATTCTTCAGTTAAAGCAGAAGCTAAAAGAAAATTTAAAGTATATCCATCAGCGTATGCAAATGCTTGGTTAGTTAGAACATACAAAAAAAGAGGTGGTACTTATTAATGGCGTACAAGGGAGGTTTACGTAAATGGTTCAAAGAGGACTGGAGAGATGTAGCTACAGGAAAACCCTGTGGGCGTAAATCAGCAAGTAAGTCTAAAAGGAAGTACCCAGCGTGTCGCCCCAAGGCAGTTGCAGATAGGATGTCAAAAGGACAAAAGAGTGCGGCAGTCACTAAGAAAAGAGCCGCAGGAAATACAGGTGGTAAGCCAACGTCTATCAAGTGGTCCGTATCACCCACTGGACGAAAACGGAAAAGAGTATCTAAAAAGAGATGACAAGAAATTACAAAAAAGAGTACGCCAGTTACCACGGAAAGCCAAAGCAAAAAAAGCGAAGAGCTTCAAGGAATGCAGCTCGAGCGATAATGGCGAAACGGGGACTAGTCACTAAAGGTGATGGCAAAGACGTACATCATACCACAGGTAATCCCATGAATAATAAGAAGAGTAAATTATCTGTAAAAACAAAAAGCAAAAATCGTTCTTTTGCTAGAACCAAAACAGCTAGAAAGAAGAATCCTCGTGCATAAAGAATTAACAGAATTACAAAATAAATTCTTAGATGCTTTGTTTGGTCCTGCTAAAGGTAATCATGCTAAGGCTATGAAGATTGCAGGATACTCAGAAGCAACTAATCCACACCATATAATAAACTCTGTAAGAACCCAGATAATAGAAAGAGCAGAATTAGAGATGGCAGTCAATGCTCCTAAAGCTGTATTGTCAATGGTTGGTGTCATAGATGACCCTTCAGCTATTGGTAATAGAGAAAGATTAGCAGCCTCTCAACAAATCCTAGACAGAGTAGGATTATCTAAAGTAGAGAAGTTAAACGTCACATCAGACAAACCTATAGGCGTATTTATTTTACCAGCGAAAACAGATGACAATAGCACAGAAACTGAATCCGACTAATAGGTATAAAACACTTAAAGGTCCTACAGTACCATGGGGTTACGAGATACATAATATAGACCCTCATTTATTAGAACCCATTGAAGAACAACTAGAAGCCCTATCAATGGCAGAAGATTATTTAAAAGAGTCCTCATACCCAGAAGTATCGAGATGGTTAACAGAATACACAGGACGTAGCATAACTCCAATGGGATTATGGAAGCGTATAAAAACTGATAAGACAGATAGACGAAAGCATGCTGAACAAAAAAGCCGCACCGCCAAGACCCAAGCTGAAGGTAACATCTACGCCCAAGCCTAAGACTAAAGAAGAAAAAGACTTAGTCAAAGCGAAGAAAGCACAAAGGTCCGCACGTGTGCGTTTAAACATAGCACAACGTAAAATAGCTAAGATAGCTAGGAGTACAGAAGACGATGACATTGCGGAGAAGGCTACAGAGAGTCTACCTGAAGCTTATCCTGTCCAGGAGAAACCAAGTCAGGAAGTATTATTCCAACCAAATCCAGGACCACAGACAAACTTTTTAGCGGCTCCAGAACGAGAAGTATTATATGGAGGAGCAGCTGGGGGAGGCAAAACGTATAGTCTGATAGTAGACCCACTACGTTACTGCAGTAACCCAAATATGAACGCTCTTATATTAAGACGTACGAATGACGAACTTAGGGAGATTATACATAAATCTCAAGAAATG